TAGGTATAATTTGATACATGCAAGTATCGTCCGATCAGCCTTTCCGTACGGCTATTGTTTTTTGCATAATGAAATAGCAATCTGGGGCGTAAGACAAGTCGGTTCAAATCCGACCCGATAATTCTTTAATTTAATTCTACATTGATCTATAATATCCACGCCCAAAGAAGGTTGGCATCTTCAAACCCCCATCGAACCTAAGAGGCCGTGGTTCCCTCATGACCCAACGTTAAGCTTGGTCAGCTTGAAGTAAAAGTTTAAAACTTCAAGGAGATTCTATGTCAATCACAACGACAAGTTCCTTACCGGCACCAGTACAGCAAAGTTTTAGTTATAAATTGCTTTCTGTTCCAGTTCCAAATATGATCCACAAGATCCCTGCAATGAAGAAACAAATGCCCCGTAATGGTGGTACAACTCTTCGTATGCGTAGATATAACCCATTGAACACGGCAATGGTTCCACTCGGGAATTCTGGCGTTACGCCTCCGCCACAAAATCTTACCGCTGTCGATATCGATGCGAAGATTTCGTTTTATGGAACATATGTAACTATTAACGAACAAGTTACATTACAAAACCAAGATCCAGTTTTGAACGAATGCGCAGCACGTCTTGGTGTTTCTCTTCGCCAAACAGAAGATCAATTGACACGCGATATGTTGGCTTCCACAGCTAGTTTCATCAACTGTACAGGTGGTGTAAATGGCGATAACCCAACGGAAATCACACGTTCTGACGTTGATACTGTTGTACGTGCATTGTTAAATAACAACGCATATACAATCATGGACAACATTGAAGGCGAAGATAAATTTGGTACAGGTCCAATTCGTAATAGTTATTTCGCATTATGTAATACAAACCTTACCGGTAATTTAGATAACGTTGCGGGATCACTCAACGTATCTCAATATCCATCTCCAATGAACGCTCTTAAATCAGAATGGAATAGCATTGGGAACTTACGTTTCTTAATTAGTTCAATTGGTAGCGTCTCGCCTAATGCTTCTGCGCTTGGAAACGACGTCTACAATATTTTCTGCGTAGGTATGGAAGCTTATGCTTGTATTGAGCAAGATGGTTACTCAGCTAGCTTTATTTATCGTCCACCAATATACGATGGTCCATTAGCTCTTAATGCTTCTGTCGGCTATAAATTCGCAGAGGTGCCTCGCATCACTAACGATTTATGGGTATTAAACTTACGTGCTACTTTAGCTTAAGGAGATAAACATGGACGGAACTATACTCGGACAAGGTTCATTTGTTGCCAACTTTACGAACCTCTCTAATCCTAATGCTGGTAATGCTTCTGTTGGCCAAGCAAACCCAGTAATAATCCAGATACCTTCAAATGCAGATTGGGTAGCAGTGAGAAACTATACTCAATTTGGTACAGCTGGTAACTCAGGCGCATACTTTAATGGTACTGCAAATGCTGATACTGGTGTTGAGTACTACTGGCAACGTGGCATGGCCGCAGGAACAGGTATTGTAAAATACTACTCAAACTCTGCTGCTTCTGTTAACGGTGACGTATTGCTTTCTGGTGGATTCACTCTTTATGATCCATCTGGACAATCACAAGGTGCTCAACCATTATTGGGCGCTCCAGTGGCAATCAGTGCTGTAACAAACTCTACTCGACCTGCTGTTACACATACAGCAGACTCTTCAATCACTGTTGGTACAGTTGTGCGTTTGTATGGGACAGCCCAATCAGATGTTAACGGTATTGATATGATTGTTGGTACAGTAACTGACTCTACCCACTTCACATTGCTCGCAGCAAGTAACGCCTTAGCTACTGCTCCTGGTGCAATTGGTGGCGCTGGATTCTATAGAGTGGTTAACAACGGTAATACCGCATTGTTCTACCCTCGTCGTAGAATCATTACCAATATTACTCAAGCGGTTAATGCTCAAGTAAGTACTGCTATTGCTCACGGATTAACCTGTGGACAAGAAGTTCGCTTCAATATCCCATCTGTATCAGGAATGATTCAGTTGAACCCTAATCAATTAAACAACTACTTCCCTACAAACTCAAGCGTAAGCGCGATTGTAGTAAGTATTGTTGATGATTACAACTTCACTATCAATATAGATACAACTGGTTACACAGCGTTTACTTACCCTACAATTGCACAACAACCGAGCAATTTCCCAGAAGTAATTCCTTTTGGTGAAGACACTGCAACTGCATTGTCAACAAGTGGCTTAGTTGTTCCTACAATCGCTGGGCAGCAAATTTACAACACTAACACCGGTATCTTAGCCGATTCTACTGTTAACACAGGGTTCCTGGGTATGATTCTTGGTGCTGGTGGTCTTGGTAAGATTACTGCAACAACTCCTATATACGGACCTGCGGGTTCTGTTGCTTGGTCTTCAGGCAACGTTGCTACAGGGGATACTTTGTATTGGGTTGCTGGTAAGTCAACTTACGGCGGATTATAAGTTAGTGATTGAATAGATCGCTAAAAGTTATGTACACGGGGCAGCCTAAAAACTGCCCCCTATTAAAGGATAAATATGGCAAAACAAGTAAATTCAAATCTTGAATCGTTAGATGTAGTAATTCCAAAATTGGCTATTGATGTTACTCCTGAACAGGCACCTAAAGCAAAAATAAATCTTGCTTTCCAACGCGATAAAGATCGTGAGATGGTTAAGGGAATTTTTAGATTCCATGAAGTTCCAGGTGGTTCAATGTCGTTCACTATGCTTTTACATAAAGGTGATCAACTTAAAAACTATACGCTTACTGATGGCGAAGTAGCAACTATTCCTCTTGGTGTAGCAAAACATCTCAATAAGAATCTCGCTTACCCGGTTCATGGTTATACACAAGATGAAAATGGCAAATCAATGATGAAGGTTACTCAGATGATTCGTCGTTGTTCATTCCAATCGTTACAGTTCATGGATATGGAAGATCTCACGCCAGTAGGTATGCCTGCTTAAGTAAGAAAGGTAACGAATATGGCAATACTTGCTAATCCATTCCCAACGTTTCAACCGTCAATGCGGATAATATCTGCAATTACTAATAGTTTCCCAGCCGTGGTTACTACTACATTCGCCCATCAATATATTACTGGAACGATTGTTCGTTTGGATATTCCCCCCTTATTTGGAATGCAACAGGCAAACCAAGCATTTGGACCCATATCCGTTACCTCACCTACTACCTTTTCAATACCTATAGATACCACTTATTATGATCCATTTTCACCATCAAGTGAGTATCCATATAGTCAGCAGTACGCTCAAGCAGTTCCATTTGCAGAAAGTAATGGGATGTTAACTGCCGCAGTTCAAAACGTTTTACCTTATAAAGCCACTTAGGAGATAGAATGGCAACTTATCCTACACTTCCGCCAGGCAATACACTGGCATCAATTCAACAAAAAGTTAGACGTTTAACCAGGTCTCCTAGTGAAGCTCAATTAACAACTGATGATCTTAATAATTATATTAACACTTGTGTTATGTATGATTTCCCGGAACATCTGAGGATGTTTAATTTACATCAACGTTTTAAATTCTGGACTAATCCATTTCAGGATGTATACCCAACTAATATTGCAGGGTTTGGTGGCGCAAGTAATGCAAGCGCGCAGGTACTATATAACTTTCAGAATAAATATTTAACTATTAACCCTCCCTTATATGTTGCCGGATATCAATCATTTTATACTCAATCGCGTGAACAATTTTTCAATATTTATCCTAACATTACTAATATTTCCCAAATTGGTGTTACTGGTGATGGTGTTACGAATTCTTTCTCAGGCGTTATAACCAATGCTCAAGGAGCAACGATTATCCCAGGACAATCGCAACAGACATGCTTTGTTAAGGGAACTGTCCTATTTGATTCAGTCGATGTTAACGGAAATGGTATCTCTTTAGTAGATATCCCGCTTTTGGATGCTACTACGGGACAACCAACTATCTATGGTAATCTTTATAATCCAAACAGTGCAGCATACCAAGCGGCTAAAACTACTCCACCTCTTGGAGTAGTTCCTTATATAAACAGTGTTATACCAAATAACTATGTTAACTATGTAACTGGGCAATATGTTATCACTTTTCCCGTGGCTCCCGCGGTAGGGGTGCAAATTAATAGTCAGACCGTTCAAGTTCAAGTATCTCTTCCGCAAGCAGTTTGTTATTTCGATAATACTTTTATAGTCAGACCAGTTCCGGATCAACCATATGAAGTTAACTTTGAAGTATATGTGAGACCTACTCAACTGCTTGAGACAAATTCTGTTCCTATGCTTGAAGAATGGTGGCAGTATCTGAGCTATCTCACCGCAAAAAAAGTGTTCGAAGACAGAATGGATTTAGAATCAGTTCAAATGATTCTTCCTGAGTTACGCAAACAAGAGACTTTAGTATTGCGCAGAACAATAGTTCAAATTACACCTGAACGCGCTGCAACTATTTACACCGAACAGACATCGGGTCCTGGTGGAAATAATAGCGGTGGTTGGGGTTGGGGTGGGAGCAACTTCTAATGTTTAGACTCATACCTTATCTCATCATCATCATTGTTTTATTTATAGTTTCGTTTTATTTATTAGGCGAATTATACGAAAGAGAAGATTAAAATGGCATATTTACCAAATATACCTCAAAGTACCGATCAATTATCTATATCCCAGGGAAATATACTTAATAACTTCAGTTTTCTGGGAGCAATAGCAGGCAATTCAATCAACGCGCCTAGCAATAGTATAAATGGGTCTGGCGTAGGATTTAATTGGCTTTATCTCAATACTCAAGGATCGATACCACCAGCTGGGTCGGGATTCGTGGCGGGAAACGTGGCACTTTATTCAGCGCTCAATTCTGGAAGTGGACAGAACGAACTCTATATTAATCGAACAAATCCTGGTTCTTCTGTGGTTCAAATACCACTTACCGCTTATAACAATGGGACTATTGCCAGTTCCAATGCACCGGCATGGACATATCTTCCATCTGGAATGCTACAGATATCAGGAATGGCGACAACATCTTCTGGAACACTAACCATAACTTTCAATACAGCCCCTCAAGGCGTAGCCAGTTTCCCTGGATTTGCATCATTTGTGAGCTCCATACAAGTTACACCAATAAATAATGGCGCTACATTTTCTCAAGGCGCGCGCGTTAAATCATTCTCACTCACGGGATTTGTTGCGGGTTTAACTAACGGAAGTTCTGATAGCTCATTCTTTTGGACAGCCACAGGTATCTAGGAGAATCCATGCCATTTGATCGTTTTCTTATTGCCCCTATAAACACTGGTCTACAAACTAATCTTCGCCCATGGTTGATCCCTGATGATGCTTTTGAATATCTACAAAATGCTTATGTATTTCGTGGTCGTGTAAGAAAACGTTTCGGTTCTACTTTTATGGGACTCAATCAATATCAATCGCGCTTGAGAATAAATCTTGGCAACACTGATGGATCAGGAAATATATCCGTAACAGTTCCCGGTAATATATTTGGAATCGGACAAACTTTCACGATTGGAACTGAAATATTTACCGTTTATCAACTTGGAACTCCAGCAGTAATGTTGGATACTGGAGCAGCGACAGTAAAAACTTATAATACTACCACTGGTGCGCTTGTTATTAATGGCGCTGCCGCTACGACGGCTGTGCATTTCTATCCTGGACAACCAGTAATGGGACTGACGCAATATGAATCCGGTGTAGTAAATAATCATCCAAGCTATGCATTTGATACTCAATTTGCCTATCTTTTTACTCCAAATTCAGGATGGAGTAGATCAGGCTCTGGAACGTCTCCTGAATGGCATACAGTTGGCGGAAGTACTATTAATTTTTTTTGGACATGCAATTGGAAGGGAATAACTGAGAATATCATCACGATGTTTGTGAGTAATTTCCAAGTGACCAATATGAATGGGGCTGGAGTAGCAACTGATGACCCTTTATGGGAAACTCAAGACGGATCTACCTGGGCTAAATTCATACCATACTTTCTTCCCGCTGGTGGCGCTCCTTCAACTGGTCCTTTTGTGCAAACAGCACGCATAATTGTTGCCTTTAAAGATCGACTTGTACTTCTCAATACCGTAGAGAATGATAATAGCGGTGGAACGGGTGTTAATAGTTGGTATCCACAGCGTGCACGTTATTCATTTAATGGGTCGCCATTTGCTACAAACGCATGGTATGAACCGAATCAGCAAGATAATGCGGCGACTGCAGAATCAATTGCGGCAGGAGCCGGTTTTATCGATGCAGCTACAGATGAACAAATAATAAGCGCAGAGTTTATTAAAGACCGACTCATTGTTTATTTCGAAAGATCTACGTGGGAATTAGCCTACACGGGAAACGAAGTTCTTCCCTTTATATGGCAGAAGATTAATACAGAACTTGGATCGCAATCTACATTCTCAACTGTTCCATTCGATAAAGCTATCCTCACCATCGGTGAAAGTGGTGTTCATGCTTGTAATGGCGCAAACGTTGCTCGTATAGATACTAAAATACCAGATGAAATATTTGAATTCGAGACAAACAATAACGCTACGACAAGAACGTTTGGCATACGCGATTATTATACAGAACTTGTTTATTGGACTTTCTTATCTGATCTCGGACAGCCGACGCAAACATTTCCCAATCAGTTATTAGTTTATAACTATGAAAATGACTCATGGGGTCTATTTGATGATTGCTACACTGCATTTGGTTATTTTGAGCAACAGCAGAATATTACTTGGGCCTCATCTGCTCCATTAACTTGGGAACAGGCTAATATGACATGGGATAGTGGGGTTCTTTCGGGAAACCAACGGCAAATTATTGCGGGTACTCCTGAAGGATATGTCTTATTAATTGATGATGATATTTCAAGAAATGCCCCAAGTATGCAGATAACCAATATATCTTATGCTAGTTCTGGAATATTAACGCTCACCATAATAAATCATAATCTCACGAATATTCCAAGTGAATTTCCGGAAGATAATGATTTCATTATTCTTGAAAATATCATAGCTGACTCAGGTACCATGACATTCCTGAATGGCGCTATATTTCCAGTGTGGATGATCCTAAATTCTAATACTGTTCAAATTAATACGTTTGGTGGATTAACTTCCGGAACTTACTTGGGTGGAGGAACTGCAGCACGAGTATCTAATATCCAGATATATAGTAAGCAATGGAATCCATATGTTGATGATGATAGAAATTTTCATCTTCATAAAATAGATTTCGGAGTCCAGCGCACTGTTAATGGACAAATTACTGTTGATTATTATCCATCTGCTACTGAAGTATCAATGATCCAGGGTGGAACCGCATCAACTGCGATTATGGGTAATAGTGTGCTAGAAACATCGCCGTACAATCCTAGTTTGTACCCGCTCGAGCAGTATCAAAAACGATTGTGGCATCCAATATATTTCCAAAGCGTTGGCGAGTGCATTCAGATTGTTATGTATATGAGTGCAGCACAAATGACCAATCCAAATATATCACTTTCTGATTTTGTTCTTGAGGGATTGATTCTTTATACGCAGCCAACATCAGCAAGATTGGAGTAATATGGCAACATCCTCACAATATGGTGTTTTCGTACCATCTAATAATGTATGGGATATACAACAACTTCAACAGATACCGGATATCTCACCGGAGCTTAAAGAACTCCTGGTGAGGTTATATCAGAATATAAATAATATATCTTTGGCTCTTAACCTTAAAGATACTGGCGTTTATAATAATTCTTTTGAGACGGTTAATGGTCAAACATGGTTTCCTAATCCTGCATATAATTCATCGACTCAGGCTAATCCCACAGCGCGACAAGTACTTAGAAAGGTTTTGCTTTGGGCGGCAGCATTGCCAAACACCGGAACTCAGACTCAAGCGCATGGAATAACATGTACGGCTAATACAACTTTTACAAGAATATATGGGACGGCAAGTGACACAACGGGATTGCACTATATTCCCATTCCGTATGCATCGTCTACACTCGCAAATAATATAGAGATAAAAGTTGATGCGACTAATGTAACTATTATTACAGGTAGTAATCGATCAAATTTTAATATTACCTACATCGTGTTAGAGTATCTTCAAGTATGACAATTTTAGGAGAAAATTATGGCAGGATGTCCAGGCGGCGTATGTTCAAAAAAACAAAAAAAAGCCAATAAAAAACAAGCAAAACAAGAAGCTAAAGCATTAGCAGCTCAGCCAGTTGTAAGCAATGCTCCTCCTGCTATCGCGGCAAATCAAATAGGCTCAGGGGCTGCCCCATCTAGTTTACAGGGTTTCACGGGAGGGTTACCCGCACTTGGAGGAGTTCAACAAAGCTACAATATGCAACCTATCACTTATACCCATAAGGGACCTGGCTTCTTCAGCTCAGTTGATCCGACAACTCAATATTATCCAAGTTTCACTCCTGAACAGCAATTCTCTTTGGATCAATTGTTGCGTGGGGGATTGAATGGAATTCAAGGATTACAAACTCCTGATTTTGGGCCAATAGAAGAGCAAGCAAAAAGAGAATTCCAAACTCAAACGATTCCTAGTTTAGCGGAACGATTCACTTCTTTAGGGGGTGGCCAAAGATCTAGCGCTTTCCAAGGAGCGTTGGGGTCTGCAGCTTCAGATCTTCAATCACAATTAGCTGCTTTGCGATCTAAATATGGACTCGCTGCCAATGAACAAAGACTCCAGCAGGCATTACCACAGCTGCAGTTTGGTTTACAGCCACGATATGAGTCAGTATTTACGCCTCGTCAGCCGAGTGGGATATCCAATCTCTTTAGCGGAATATCGCAAGGGATAGGACAAGGTATAAGTTCATTAGGTAAAATTGGTTTAGGCATTTAGGAGATTACTATGCAAATATTACCGCAACAAAAAGGTTCATGGGATGATGCTCTGCGCGGTCTTGGCGCTGGATTAGGTCAAGGCATATCAAGCGGATTAGAAAATCTTGCTCAACGTAAATTGAAAGAGGTTTCAAATAGATCTCGCTCGAATAACCTGAGAAAAGCTTTTCCCGGTATATCAGAGGACATGGCTAATTTGATCCAGGATTTTGAAGGACATCCTGAAACTCAACGTTCATTGCTTCAATATGCTATTTCGGGAGCTCAGGGCGGAGAACCAGCTGAATATCAACAAGAAGCCAATAGATTCGCCACTCCAAATTATTTGCCAGAACAACATAATATTCCAGAGCAACACAATCAACAAGAGGCCCAGCAACAAATGCCGGGCAACTTGGAAGAATTGTTAAATTCCGCATTTCCCTCAAGGCAATTGATTCAACAAGGTCAACAAGGCGGCATCGCTTCTCTTTTTGGAAATCAACAACAAGAACCCGCAATACAAAAACAACAGCAACTACAGAATCAATTATTACAAGAAGCTCAAACTCAATCACAACCAAGGCCTGCAGCTCCAGCTAATGTAGAAGATAATAGACGCAGAGTTGCTGAAGCATTTATGACACCAGCAGAAAGAGCAGCAGCTAAAAAAGCGGAGACTCAAGAAAGAACTGAACGCCATAAATCTGCTCAAAAGCTTAACGAAGAGACTTCTGAAAAGGCGAAAGTGGCTAAGACAAGATTACGCGATCTCAATAGATTTGAAGAATTAGAAGGCAGTCTTAATACTCCTGGATATGCAGAATTCCTAAAACGTAGCGGATTAGATATTCCTGCGCTCATGACACCTGCCTCTGAGGAATTTGCTAAGATATCAGCTAACTTTCTTTCAGGTGCAAAAGAAGCGTTTGGTGGAAGGGTTAGTAACTACGAAGTTGAACAATTCCTTAAAACAATACCGAGCTTATCACAGAGCCCTGAAGGCCGTAAGCGGGTCATAGCTAATCTCAAACAACTTTACAGAGCCGATGTTGCATATAATGATACTCGAAAAGAAATCATAAGAGAGAATGGCGGGGTTCCACCATTCGATATAAGAGATCAAATCGATGATCGAATAGATGCAAAAATGGACAAAATTGCTGAACAATTCAAAAAGGATCTAGCAAAACCGGTACCAAAAGGGCAAAATAAATACCTAACCCAATTAGAAGCAGTTGGGGGTAGTCTCGTCGGAGCTCCAGGAATTCTTTTAAACGCAGCCGGTAGATTTTTAGGTGGTGGACGTTAATCCTCCCAGAGCCATTTATCAAATTTTACTACCAACAAATATACGAGTGCTGGTGAAAACATCAGCACTCCCAGTGCTCTCAGACATCGCCAAAATCCATTCATTCTTGGATCGTTCATAATTAATTCTCTATTTTATAACAATATAATGTGCTCAAATTCTCATTACCATCTCGATCAACAACAAGAATATCTACGATCTCCATCTTCTGCCTCTTACATGCCGGCGTGAGGGCTAATAGGGCTAGAAATAATAATTTCATTTCCATCCTAGACCCTTTTCTCGTTCGATCTTTTCAGCAATAGCTTGTGATATCCAACCCTTTAGGGTTTGATATTGTTCATTTGATCGCTTCTTTATTTCTTTATGAAGTTCCATTGGAACATCGAATACTATTTGTTTCTTGCCTACGCGGTCATTCATTTATAATTCTCTTTCAAATTTCCAATAATTTATTTCTGGTTTTCTAAATTGTTCTAAATCTAAGCACTTTATTCCTGGAATAGCTGTATAGTCAATAGAGCCTTTACGATTCACTTGGAAGAATAGATAGCCGGCTCCTTTTGAATTTACGCCTTCTGAGAGTTCCTCAAGCTTTTCCTTGAGTTCTTCTTGTTTATTTTCGTAAAGTTTCATGGCTCTTGTAGCTTCTGCGAGTTGCTCAGCAACCAATATCCATTCAAGGTTGCGTTCGACAAATGAATTGTGTGTGTTAATATTATTTTGCATTATATATCCCTTAGATTATATATTGTGTAATCATGTTACCTCGAGTTCACAGCTCGGGGTTTTTTTTCTAACTATTAACTATAATAAACTATATTTATAGTTATGTCAACTATAAATATAGTTATAGTATCTTTTAACTCTACATCGTGCTGAGATCTTACTAGTGAAGTTTTAATCATTTAGGAGATTTAGTATGGCAACCCCAAGAATAGTTTCTGCGTATTCATTAGACGCTCTTTCACCGATGGCCCCATTGCCTATAAAGGCAAACCGGGCGCCTAATTCAGCTGATAAAGGATACATACCTGGGCAGCTCTGGATTTTTGTGGCGAATAATGCTGCCTATATTCTTACAAGTGTAGTCAATAATCTCGCAACTTGGCAGCTTATAGAAGTTTCAGGTGGCGCAGGTGTATTTACAACTGTTACTGCTTCAGGAAATATAACCTCCACTGGCGGTAACATATCAGCCACAGTAGGATCTGTTTCTGCTGGCACTACGGTAACTGCTGGAACTGGAGTTGTGGCGGGCACTACTGTTGTTGCAGGGACAGGTATAACTGCCACAACGGGTAATATATCCGCCTCAGCAGGTAATGTTCAAGCAAGTGCCGGCGTAATAGGTGCAGCTGTTATTGCAACAGGTGATCTTGGTGGGACCGCTGCTGAAACGACTTTCACAAATGTGAGCGTTCCAGTTGCTGGCGGTACGGGGGCATTTACCATTACATCTGCGACAACTTCCGGAGCAGCAACCAACGCTGGATTTATAAAAATGTATGTTGGAACAACTGCTGTCTATGTTCCTTATTACACAACAACAGCTTAGAATTTCGGGTGAACTGAAGTGGCTTCTGCTGCTTTGGCGGCTCACCTGCATGGAAAAGTATGAGGCTTCTTTCTTGCAGGTGAGCTATACTAGGTAAATTTATTTCACCCATAAAGGAGTTCGTATGAACAAACATTTATTCTGCAGTTTTGAAAAACAAACCGAAAAAAGCTGCTACAGATTATCAATCCTGGCTGGAACCAGTTATGAAGATGCAATAACTGCATGCCAAGAATTTATTGTAGCGTTGCAAGAAGATATGGCTTTAGAAATTGCTCGTCGAGAATTAGCTGAGAAAAAAACAGAAGAAAACATGCCGGCTGAACTTCAAAAATCCCAATCAGAACCATATGACCAAGATCATAATCCGGTAACGGGCCAAACCACGGAGTAAATAATGGCAGTTCAAAATAATGTTAAAGCAATTGCAGCCGCCACATTACCATATTCTTCCATTTCTGGAACGTATGCTCTTTTGGGAACACTTTCGAATGCTTGTTTTATGATCCGTATTGTAAATTCTACAGCAGAAGACATACAGGTCTCATAT